CTCAGTGTTTCCGTTTGATGGGTTGTATATTTTCTTGCCGCGAATAACTGCCGATATGTTTGGAAGCCCTTGCGAGAATTGATCTGCGTCATACTTCAACCGAACATACAGATAAGCCGTATCGTTTAGAATATGCTCTGAAGTCCAAAGAGTTGATGAAGATACAAGGGTAGGGTCAGCAGTTGTCTGAGAGCCGTCATAAAACCCTATATGAACGAAAGAACCCCAATCATCTTGGAAAAAATTGTCCCATACTTTTTGATCGTTAAACCAGATTTCCTCGTAGCCGTCTATCTCGTGGCCTGCAATAGCAATTACCATGTGCAGGTATTCATTTTTACTTCCAGTAGAATCAAGAAAGACTACAGCGCCTCCAACCCTAGCTCTACCATAAACAAGTTTTCTTGAAGCGTCAGGCTCTCTAACCGTTATACCTGTTCCTGCCATAGATTGACCAAATGACGGCTTTGGGGCTAACGCTCTTGAAAGCATTGAAAGTCCTGCGCCTATGGCAAATGCACCAGCAAAAGCGCCTAAACTTAATGCAACAAATCCACCAGCAGCCCATGCGCCACCAGCAGATGCCAAACCAGCTATTACCGTAACTGCCATTTTACTTACCTACAAAACATTTCGAGTAAATGCGTTCGATCAAATCGAACCCCATGCCGATCATTAACTGGTCAAAAGGCAAATGCACCTTTGTGTTTATCATCATCAAAGATACGCCATCAGCTTTGCAGTGATCTTCGGCGTATTTTATCAGCTTATAGCCTGTCGCGCCTGAGCGATATTCTGGGAGAACAAATACAACGTCATTCGATGCAAATTTATGGTCTTGATAGTGTACGCTTTGGTTTACAATAAGTACGCAATATCCAACTAAATTACCATCGCTTCTTGCGGTAAATATACGCAAAATGCCAGCGGCATCAAGCCTTGCGTATTCTTTCCAATTTGGGTTTAGTTTTATTATACCTTGGTTTAAAGCAACCATTTCCCAATGCTTTTCCAGCAATGGTTTAATATCTTCTTTGACGTTAGCTAAACATTCGTGAGCAATTGAGATCATTAGTATCTACTTCTAGCAGCGTTATCAGCACCTCTTGAGCCAGAGCCATTTTGCGACGACGGTGTTGGTCTGCCCCAGATTATTTCTTTCTCTTGTATTTTTGCCACAAACTCAAAGCCCTTGTCATTTTGGTAATCAATCTTTTGATCTTCTGAGGTGTAACGTCTGACAGATGCTCGGTCAAAAGCGATCAATTTGTTTTCTGCGCTTATAACTATGCTTGAAGTTTCCCCAGAATCAGAGATATTCATTACGTCCATGAATCCGCTAAACAATACAACAGGGCTAGATATAATGTCCCCGCTATCATTTAAAGCTCCAAGATACAAAGTAATTACTCTGCCTTGGTATGGCTCATCTCTGGCAATAGTTAAAAGCGATTGCTTCACCCCAGCCAAGGCAATGCTTATCCCTGAAGCTGTAAGCTCTGCGCTTTCGCTAATTTGGCTGATAGATAATAAATCCCCAGCGCCTAAATATGTATCACCGTCAAATGTTAAACTGCCAATGCCAGACCATAAGTTTACATCGCCAGCGTCGAACTCGGCTTTCATTAAATAAATAGGTCGAACTAAATCAGCAGACGCTACCGCCTGCATTTCAGTGCTTAATACTCTGCTCATAATGCCTCGATGAATGCCAAGGTAAAACCGTAATGTGAAGCTGTGCTGATTGACCAGCCAATATCATTTGATGCCATGCGCCAAAGGCTTGTCGGCAAAGTAAAGTCTAGCACTGAACCGCTTGCAGCTTCAGACCTTAGTGGAGGTTGAAACTCTAACACGCCTGAGCCTGAAGCCTTGCCAACTGTAACCATATATAAGTAATTATTTAGATTAAAGTAGTCGCCAGCGGATACGGCGGAACCTGTTGCAGTCAAGCTCTCTGATCGGATAGTTGTTATGCCAGAGGTGGTAGCAGTTGCAGAGCTGGTGTGCAGCGGATTACCAAACGTGAACGTGCCTTCTCGACCTTTCAGCCCAATGATAAACGCCTCTACCTCTCGCGCCTCAGAATGGGTTAATGGGGGCAGCGTTACTTCGCATTCCCATCTTGCGCCTTGGTGAGCATATACCTGAGTGTCTAACGTAAACGGCGATTCAGATACGGAAACAACGCGCCGCAATCTCATGTTTAAACTTTGTATCCCTACATTGGGGAATGCTAAAGGCATTTTATGCTCCTACCAGTGACTTGCTGTAACTACCGCCTCGCATTCTAGCATCAGCAACGGCACTTTTGGCAGCGTTTGCGATCTGTGGCATCAGGGTAGCAATCTCGGCACGAACGGTCTGCTGCACTCCAGTCGTTATATTGATAGTCTGGTTTACAACTATACTGCCAGAGTCCCCGCCCATGCTCTTATTAGGGACGATTGAGCCTTGTGAGTTAGGTACAAATAATTCAGGTCCACGCTCACCCACCATGTAAGGTTGACCAGATTGTACTGAGCCTCCTATTGCTCTTGGACGTGGCGCAGCGCTTGGAGGTACCGCTGGGGCTGCGTTGGGGAACATCATGTCAAATAAAGGCTTAACAATCATGTACTGGATATACATTTTTAAAAGCGAATCAACGATGCTTTTTGCCATACCCTTCATGGCATCACCAAAGCTTTCTGCTCCAGTAATGGCATTCATAAGTCCGTCAGTGACAGAATTGATTGACCCTGTTACTAGGTTATTCATGTCGCTTTGGAAATTAAATAAAGCCCCGTTTTCTTGTAACGTATTGTACGTTCCTGAAATAGAGTCTTTAAATTCACCCGCTTTAATTTTTAAGCTTTCCCACCAGCTAGGGTTGAATGCTCCAGTAGCCTTAATAGGCTCCATGCCTTCAAATAGCGACATTGAGCCAATAGCTTCAGCAAGAGCATTTACTTGGTCGATGGTTGACTGTAAAGAGAATAAGGGGGTTTCCGCTCCCTCCGCGCCTCTTAACTCAACAAGCTTGGCTTTAAGCAAATCAATTTGACCACTTAACTCAGTAACTCTTTCAGCATTTTCTGCTTGAGCTTTTTCGCTAATAATTCTGAATTGATGGTCGCTGCCATTACTAATACCTTGTAACCTATTAAGCTCTGCTTGCAAAGTTTCAATTTGTAAGGTTACTTCAGATATTTCATCGCCGTTAATATACCTCTTGATGGCATTACCAAATGCAGCGATTTCTCTGATAGCTATCTGCACTCCTTGCACAATACCTTCAACAGCTCGCAGAGCAACTACCAACCCGCGAACCAAATACCTAGCAATTGATTCACCGATTCCTTTTATGCCTTTTTCTGGGTCTACCATTGATAGAGCCCAGTCCTTCATTTTGGTTGCCAGCAGCTCAATTACCGGAGCCAGTGCACCAGTGACCTGTCTTGCCAAACCTGTAACCAAAGACCATAAGCGGGTAAGTGCATCATTAGCCTTGGCAACACCTTCGTAGGCTCCATGGCTTAAAACAAGCCCAAGAGTATCTGCTTCTTGCCACATTTCGCGCAGAGCTTTTGAGCCCCCCTCGAACATGTTAAGCAAGCCAACTCCGCCTTCCTCAAACAGCTTAACGGCAATCGCTGCTTTATCGCCTGAGTTAGTTACGTTACCAAAGGCATCAGCGACAATTAGCAGTTGTTCGTCTAGGCTTAATTTTTGAAGGTCTTTAGCACTTAGTCCAAGCCGTTTAAATGATGCTACAGTTTCACCTGTGCCTTTTGCAGCTTCGGCAGTTTTGCGTACAAAGCCTTTAAGCGATGCAGACAATTGTGTTACCTCCACACCAGACAATGATGCAGAGTATTCTAGCTTTGATAGAGTTGTAACTGTTGTTCCGATAGAGGTTGCAAGCTTCCCCATCGTATCAATGGCTTCAATGTTTCTTTTTATGAAATAGCCAAATGCAGCAATAGAAACGGCACCGAACTTGGCGATGCCGCTTATTGCGCTGGAAATCATTTGTGCGGATTTTTGAATAGCCTTTGTGAGTAAAGGCCATCGTTTAGCATAGCCGTCTATCCACTTGTTTAGTTTGTCAAACTGCTTTTTCATTCCTTGAAAAGCGGACTCGAAGTTGTCGATTGCGCGAATTACGATGTTAAAGTTTTGGTCAGCCATTTTTTTGTTCACTCATTATTTTAAAATAAGCAAGCCACTCGTTAAACTCGCTAACCGACATCTGCTCCGCTTCCGCTATACTCATGTGAAGCCGATCAGCTAGGGATATAAGATTTACCCTAGTCAGATCGGCTCTAAGTTTTTTTCGTGAGCCTCCGCAGACACAATGTTGTTAAACATTTGGTTAGCTATCTCTGATATAACAGCAGTTTCTTCGCCCATTAAGTCAATGCGATCTTCAGCTTTAAACAGTCGTTCTCCGCTTTGATCTTCTGCCTTCATTACAATCAGGTCAACCATTGATGCTACTGAAGTATTGCTCATTACGTTTGGGTGACGTTTCTGCAATTCATTTAAGTCATAACAGGTAATTGGCCTGCAATACAACTTAAACGGTTCTCCAGATTCGTCAGCCCATTCTTTAACGAGCACTTCTTTAACTGCAACAGTTCTTCTGCTTCTTAAATCTCTAGCTAATCCCATGCTAACCCCTTACGGTACTGTTACTTCAGAAAGTGCGCCGTTTACTTGAATGCCAAAACTTGCTTCGACCATGCCGTCAAATGAAGCAGTAATTGACTTAGAAGTAACCAAGCCCACGCCAGTGTAATACTTGTGAGTGCTACCAGTTCCAGTTGGATAAATCTCAAAAGAAATTGCAGCACGATTATCTAAAACTAATTGTTGTGCATCTAGCTCGTCCCAATAGCATTCAAGAGCTACTGTGTTATTTTCAAGACCAGACTTGTATGTACGCGCAGTATCGCCCATAGCAGAATCTTCAATGGTATCTGCTGAACCATCAATAGTGAACGAGCGAACCTCCCCAACTTGGGCAACACTTCCGCCAACTAGGGATAATTTAACAACACCGCTTTGACCAGTAATTGTAGCCATTTTAGTAAAACCTCATAAATAAAATTAAGTTGTGCCGCGAGTATATTGATACAGTACACGGACGTTTAGTATAACACCGCCAATCGGGTCAAGCGACCCTTGGTCAATTTCAATCGCGGTTATTTGAGTATCTAAAGCG